CAACAAGAAGTTTAGTTGGCATTGATGTGGATAAACATGGGATAATGATAAACGAACTTTGCAGTCGTCTTTATACCCACAAGGGCAGGAAAGTTGCGGTTGAGAAGAAGCTCGACATGAAGCATCGTTTGAAAAAGTCACCCGATTTGGCTGACTCTTTTACTTATGCAGTTCAGATGCTACGAAAGGCAGGATTAGAGTTTAATTTTGAGGAAGAGACAGTTTCCTTGGACATTCAAGAAATAAGCGACTGGGAGAACAAATTAATCCACAGCAAAAACAATGTGGAGGAAGAGCAGATGGAAGAAGATTGGGGGTATGGCGGTAGGGGCGTGGATGACGATGGCTTCTGAGCTTGACAGCATGATCGTTTTTGATAAGTTGCATGAACTGAATGTTACAGCATTCTAGACACAGCTTTCCTCATAAAAAGAAAGGGCCGTCGTAGTGCTGTAACACTCGGCGGCCCTTGTCCGTTATAACAAGTGAGGTTGAGCGTGTATTCGTCCCACGTGAACCAACAACTCGGCTTTGGAGAATCAAAACTCCCTACCCGATAGTTGGGTAAAAATGTATTGCCTTCAGCAAATGCGGAGGGCAGTGATTTTTATCTAGCAAATCTTTTCTGGGGGGTAGGGGGGTTTGTTAGAGTTTTTAGCCTGTGGAGTATTGACTTGAAACTTGCCCTAAAGAATACTTACCAACCAGATGCTCTTCCTCTTAAAATGGTTTGTAGGCTGTGTTGCTTACTGGAATGGTTATTGTCCAGAGTGCTTATCTGATTTTAAAGATACCAATAAAAGTCCTTGCCATGTCTGTAATGTTCTGGGCTATATCAAGCCCAATAGAGTCTGGAATAGATTCTCAACCAAAACAACCAATGAATAAAAGCGGCATTCATATTAAAGAAAGTCACAAAGGTAGATTCACTGCTGTCAAAAAAAAGACTGGTAAAACTACCGCTGAACTAAAGCACAGTAAATCTCCTGCTGTTAGAAAAATGGCTACATTTGCGGCTAATGCTGCAAAGTGGAAAAAGAAATAACCATAATGAACGCTGAACAAGATGCTTTTGAAATTTGGTCAAAAGCTGGTTCTAATGGTTTACAAAAGTATAAGGCTGGTCAAGTAGAGCATAAGACTCAATTCTGGACTGCCGGGGCTGGATGGTATGCAGAGAATCTTCGTGATGAGCAGTTGGATCTAATTAGCTACAATCACCACTTGATTGAACGGCTTAAATCCATGCAGACTCTTGCAGAGATGATGGAAGATGAGGAAGTCTCATTGAGGGATGCAGCTATTATTTTAAAAGAGCTGTCATCAAGTCACCCCCCAAAACCATATTCCCACCAATCAAATGACTAAAAAACAAAAACCAATTGGAGCTGTCATTGTAAGTGACCTCCATTGTGGTTCTACTGTTGGGTTGTGGCCTGATGGTCATGAGACATCTACTGGTAACACAATCGGATTAGGAAATAATCTTCACCAACAATGGTTGTGGCAATGTTGGAAAGATAAAGACAAAAAGATCAAAGAACATTTCCGAGACACCCCATTTGCTTTGATCATCAATGGCGATTGTATCGAAGGTCGCCATCATGGTTCATCTGAAGTTGTTGCTGCTCTTAACCTGGATCATACCCTTGCTGCTATTGAGTGTTTACGACCTATGGCTAAAATGGCTTGTGCGGTTTATATGACTGCTGGAACAGAATGCCATGTGGGCGATTGGGAAAAGATGATTGCTAGAGAAATAGGAGCAACTTGGCTAGGTGACAAGGGACTGCTTGAAATTAACGGAACGCTCATTGATATTGCCCACCATATGCCGACGAGTTCTAGGGCATACCTTGAGGCAGGAGCGATGTCTATAACAATGGGCAATGCTCGACAGAATTACTCCCGTGTAGGTCATAAGGTTCCAAAGATATATTTACGAGGCCATCGACACACGGGAGGAATCTTTAACGATGGATCTGGAATCTTTATGGTAACTCCAGCTTGGCAGTTGCTGACTAAATACGCTCACAAGGTTGTTGGAGATTCGATATGTCGTCCCGGTGTAGGAATCATAGATTGGAGGGGATGTGACAAAGGGGAATTACCATCAACCAAGATTATATCTTATGAGCCAAAAGAAACTAAACCCATCCTCGGCTGATTTAAGAAAAAGCATCCTTGATACTATTGGTCAAACAATGGGATCAGAGGTTCCAAGGGAAGAGGATTTTGATAATACGGAATGGGTTACTTCTAAACGAATGTCACAGCATCTAAATATATCTGAAGATGCTGCATCAAAGCGTTTAAAACGTGCCTTTAAAAGGGGTGAATTAGAAATGAAAACCATCAGGTGTATGTGTGGTAGCGCAAATACAAATCTCAATCTCTACAAAATGCCTGATGAAATTACCAGGGCGTATTAAGATTGAGGATCGAAAGCTAGGCAGAGAAGGAAACCACGGTCAGGCTACCCGTGCTGACAAGTTAATTGAAATAGATCCAAGACTATCTACCAAAGATAGGCTTAACACTGTTTTGCACGAAGGGATACACATCCTTGACCCTAACCTTTCAGAATTGAAAGTAAGAGCTTATGCAAATCGTCTAACCGATCTCCTTTGGCGTGACCGATGGAGAAGACTAGAAAAGTAATTATTAGTATTGCAAGATACTACCCTGATGGTGTGCAATGAGTTGGAGGATAGCCTTACCCTCGTCGGTAGCTATATGGCCTGTGCCTTGGCATTTCCAGCATGGTTCACCCAAGCCTTCATCATACCAATCACTTCCAGTTCCACCACACTCATCACAAGCCCTTTCCAGGTTGTTCTTGGAGAATATGTTTTTCATACATTGCAAGCACTAGACGAATTTTTTCTAAATACAAGCATTTTTATTTATAAATGAAATTACAGGATGAAGCATTTGAGGAAGCAAAAAGATTAGCCTTAAAGGGTGAAGACTTTAGTGTGCTTGCCGGGGTCATAGATCCAGAGCAACGGATGAGGCTACGAGCATTCATTTATAACTTGCCAGAGGAGTTAGCCAAGAAGACTATCTATGGCAGGGTTGCTTTATCCCAACAAACTGCTCCCTCTAAATCCAGGGGCCGTCCTCGGAAAAAATAAGCCCATACTCTAATTTAGAAAGATAATTATTAGCCTATACTCTTTGGTGGTGGGTAGCCAATTCCTTGACAGATATTTATAAGCGCATAGGATTTATATTGATGGAGGCATTGAGGGGTCAAGTCTGGGGGATGTCAACCAATTGTTGCGAACCAGAGGAGATAGCGACCTGAACCTCCATCACCATTTTTTGTTCCCGAAACACATTTCGGGGACATACCACACAAAAGTAGTATTTCATGATTACTGCTCCCGTGTAGTAGATCGTAGACATCCGCGTTTTGTAAACGATACCTTACAAAAAAGACGATTATTTGTTAAGTATGGTTACACTTGCGGAGATTACCCGATTATTCACCGCATTATACCCGATCAAGCCGCACACCAATAATTAACAACCTTGCATAAAATCCGAGACACAGTTTCGGAAATTCACCAACCCGATAAAGACACAACCCTACCCCTAACTCGTAACAGAAGTCGAGTTAAGGCATTTCCAAAGGGGAACATTCGTCTATTTTGGCGAGTTAAGAATCACCGAACTACTAATTATAAACGGCCCCTGAGCCGATTGAGCCATTTCTGAGCCCGTTTTAGTAGTTGATTACCTATATGGTCAAAGATCCTTGTTTTTTGAACATGAACCTATGGATATGGATACTTAATCGACACATGGCTTATGGATGCCAAATGTCTCGTTATGTGGATCACCCTACTTGAGGAACGTCAGTTTATAAATAGTAGAATCAATCAACTCTGCAATCCCATCCACAAGGTTCTGGATCTCACTCGCATCTCCCAATACATAACGATCCTCCTCAAGCAATATCTTCAAGAACATCACAAACTCCAAGGAATCCTTATACTCACTCAACTCCACAACCTGATCGGGATACTCAATCAACTCTCCATGCCTTCCTTGATAAGCCTCAATCACACTATCCACCAGATCGGGCAAGTCAGAATAAAAGGTATTCAGTGCCTTATGCTCCGCATAGCTCCGACTCTGCAAATGTAACACATGACCAATCGTAGCCGCATTCAACAACGTAATAAGTAATTCACCTTTGTTCATAGTCCCAAAACTATAACCACTCCATTCACCTCGTCAAGCACCTATACAATACATTTCAACTACTGCAATCCAATGTGTATAAAAAGAAACTAAAAGAAGGGAAAGTTTCCAGATACTGATATTTTTTCATTGGGGAGTATCGTATACGACCGCCCCCACGCCTAGCGTGCATACCCCACCCCACCTCCCGAGCAGATACCTTAGGATCTCCTTGCAACTGATGGCCCTCGTCTTTTCTCCTGGCTTCCGGCTTGCCTAGTCAGCTGGCACAATCTCCGCTTCGATGACAGGGCGCACCGGAATGGCCGGCAACGTGCCGGGCTGATTAGAAAACAAGCTCACGATGGCAAGGAAGGGGTTGACTATCTCGCTCCCGGCTCGGTCAGCATAGTTATCACCGGCCATCTTGTTATCTATGTTAATTGCTTCTAATTTACTAGGTAATTTGATAACCTTTTTAACATTGCCGGCGGGATCAACTTCTGTTCTCGCCTCTTGGATGAGATGACCGGGAAGATCAGGATCGAGGGGATTTGCTCTAACGGTTGCAGCCAAGAATGCTCGTTTTTCTGCGACAGATAACGCATCTTTAGTAAAAACCTTCTCTCTCAACTTGGAAACATAGGTTGATACTCGTTCAGTCTTTAGCATTCGGCAACCTAGCGAACCATAGTCTTCAGAGCGGCCAGATTTGACTTGATAGCCGGCTCTTCTAACAGATTCGGCGATACTCATTCCCTTGGTGACGTGGTTCTCAACGAATCTCTTTTGTTTAGTTGTTAATGTTTTGTACATGATTTACTAGGTGTTTTAACCTAGCCTTTTTAACTAGTCAACTTCCCTTGTTCATTCCCTCGCTGTTTCGATGATCCCTATCGTGCGAGGCGAAGCCGGGAGACGGTGATTCTGATCGTAATCAGTGATGGACGTTCTCTAATTGAAGTTGTTAAGAGAGACAAGAGACTAGCCTTGAAAAGTTACTCTAAAGTAAAAGCCCAGAGAAAGAAGCGGCTACGCCGAATTGAGTATAATGATCCGTCAGAAAACGTGTCAACACTATTCTTTAGAAACCTTTCAACTCCATGATAAAAATATCTTGCAAGTTTCTTTCAATGTGGTAGAGTGTATGGAGTGACAGCCGACAGAACCGCTTAAACACTGGCCCTGGAAGCGATCACAAAAAACAACACAACCAACACCAACACCAAAAAAAACAAAACAAAATGAGCATTGACCCAAAAAAAGAAATCGCAAGAGCATCATTCCTTTTGACTAGTGCTGAAGATCATCTCTCTTGGATATATGAAGAGATGGGAGCCAAAACGGTGAACTATGAAGTTGTAAAATCAGCTTTGGGGTCTTTGCAAGATGCCATTGCAAAACTCAACGCCATAAAATAACCAACCAACACCAACACCAACACCAAAAAAACATGAACACGATAACAAAAAAAGACCTAGAAGCAACGGTTGAGAGAATCAACCGGATCACCGGATCACCTCTTGAGCCATACACGAGAACAGAGGACGAGAACGGTAAAGCAACCTATTCCGCAAACCTTGGAAATTATCACCTTTCCGGTGCATACGGAGGACACGCTTTGTATCGCATGGACAACGACGGCGGGGGAGTTCGGGACGTGCTAGGATGCGGACACCTTTCCAAGCGCGACCTATATGATCGTATGCACGCCTTTATCCGTGGATTGTCGGCAGCCGAAACCATCTAACCTTAAAGGAGAACTACATGAACACGAAAGCAACAAAACAAGCAGACAAGCAAGAGCAAATTGCCAGACTCCGTGAATGGTTCCCGAAAGGATCAACCGTTCACACGATCCTTCGACACGTTTCCTATTCGGGAATGTCACGGGACATTTCAGTATTGGGAGCGTGGATTGACGACAACGGGAAGGTCTCCTTCATCCACCCGAATTATTCTATTTCCAAGGTTTTGGGGTGGACACTTAAAACCAAGAACGGGTCAGACACAATCAGAGTCGGGGGTTGTGGAATGGATATGGGGTTTCATTTAGTGTATTCGCTTTCTTCTGCCCTATACGGCGACGGATACGCCCTCAATCATCATTGGCTCTAATCTTTCAACTCATCAAAAAAATGAAAAACCTACTTTTAAACGTGCTTGGCATTCTTTTCGTCGAAGCGTTCCTTTTCTTCACGTTCGCTTGCCTTTTCAAATCCTAAAACCATGACCACTAAAAAACCCACTAACTCAATCAAATTGGAATTTTTCACAAAATCACTTCATAAGCTGCAACGTGCGGCAGATTGGCACCGTTTCGCCTCTGCATTACGGGACCGCTACGCCAAGGAATTTGGATGCAACGATGGACTTAATCGCTTTCCAATTTCGGGCGGGATTTGCGAGCACTGGCCCCGGTCCAAAAAAGACAACGTGATAAAAGCTGTCAAAAAATCATGCCAGCTTATAGATGAAAGCGCATGGAATTGGAAACGAGCAGGGAAAACACTTGTCACCTGGCGCAGGGTAAAAGGTCAAATCCTTGGATAATTGACTAGGCACACCGGCTCTCTTCACGGGGAGCCGGTAGCCTGAGCAATTCAGCCCAGGATCACCAACTAAAAAACAGCATGAGAACACCGGAAGAAATAAACGACGAAATCAGAGAACAAGTCGACCAAGAGATTCCGAAACCAGCAGAAGGTTTTGAAACTTGGTCAGACGAGTCGGATTGGAAACAGGCACAAGAGGATCGATTTGTGGAACTATGCAAAGCATACTCATATATAATACACAGTATCAACAGAGACGACATTGAAGCACTAGAAGAATTCATTCCAGTTGAAGGAGTATGGACAAGCAGCCGGGGACACGATCAAATCCCCTTGGATATTGCCAAGGAAGTGCGTGAATACTCTGATATTCCTGTAACCGTCCAACTATTTAGAGACAACGGGGAACACCTACAAGGTGACGAGCGCACCGGGACAATGATCGTAACTCGTGACTAATAACCACTATGAAAACACGATTAAAAAACTTGTCATCATTTGAACGGGGATTTTTCACCGCCGCCTTTTGGACGGCTGATGAAAACGCTCCCGGGGGTATGGATTACCGTGATACCGGAAACGCTTCCGATCTTTGGGAACGCCTTCACCCTATCAACAAAAAAACGCTTCTTTATGCTTTGCACAACTGGCGTGTTGAAAATCATAAACTTTTGGAACAAGCGGGCGACGATGAACAGAATGGGATTGATTTATGGCTAACGCAATCTCACGACGGAGCAGGTTTTTGGGATAGGGGATACGGGGAAGTTGGTGACAAACTAACCGAAGCAGCGCACCTTTTCGGTTCTTATTATTGCACAATTGATGAAGAGGGGGTTTTTATAGAATAATATCATGACAACAGAAACCACCGCCGCCGAGCCGATAACCGGCGACTTGTCCCTAGTTGAAACATGGGACGCACCCAGGATAAACCCGATCCTAGCCTCATTAGAGCGCATTATTGCAACTTGTGACGCTATCGACGGGGAGATAAAAGCAATTCAGCAAACCCTAAACAACTAACCGCCGCCGACTATGAGTAAAACATCACAGATAACCTTCCATCTGGTCTGCATGATCCGAAAGCCGAAGGCGTGGAGATTCTACCTTGCCGGGATACGCCGAGCCTTAATCTAATCACCGCCGCAGAACAGACAACCTAACCACCAAAATTAAACCATGACCACTAAAACCACCGCCGCCGACCTGATAACTGAAACGCAAAGAATTGTAGCCAGCATAGAACCCCTGTTCTACAACTTGATACAAACCTCACAGCATCACAAACTAGATACCATTCAGATTAGCACCGCTAGGGCAAGAGAGATCGCCGCCGACTTGATTATTCTAAAAAAGAGATTGCAATCCTTTAAAGAATCTGAAAGGATCAAGGAGTCAACCACAGATCGCCATCTCGATAAGATGTTCGGGATAAACTGAACCAGCAACCACAATACCGCCGCCGACCATGAAAATTGACTACACCTGCAAGAACGATGAGTGTGAGTTTGAGTTTGAAGTCTCATTCTCACCAGAGCAACCCGCATCAGGACAATACGGGCCTGTAGAACTATATGACCCCGGACAAGACGCAGAGGTAGACCCCGGTGAGTGTCCTAGATGTGGGCAGGACGTTGACATAGAAGATGTCACCGCCGAGTGTGAACCCGATCAAGAATTTGAGTGCGAAGTATGAACAAGAAACTGATCCTAACCGAAGCAGCATTCATTTTGATTGCAAGCATACCCCTCTGGGCGATCATACTTTGGGTTGCGAGACTCATCAAAAATAACCTGTAAAAATGAGTGATTTTGACTTCATGCAAGAAATCAAAGCGTCTCCAAGTCCCGCCAGACTTGCCATTTTGCCCGTTTCTGTTCTTGAAATAGGATCAGGTGGAAAGCATTCAGTTAGAGGTGAATCAAATCATGATTCTGAATCTAGCAGAACCGGGTATTCCCCATTTCCGTTTGAAGTTGCGGAAATATGCGCTGCTCTTTATTTAAGGGGAAAATCTCATGTTGTTGATCCTTTTGCTGGATGGGGAGAAAGAGGAGAGGCAATGAAAAGGCACGACATTAAATATACTGGATTTGATATATCTGAAGAGGCGATTAAAACAGCAAAAGACAAGTTTGGAGTAGAAAATATTCTTTCTGATTCAGCTTTTGTTGAAGTTCCAAAACATGATGGACTGATTACTTGCCCTCCATATTGGGGGTTAGAAAAATATGATTCAGACGAAGGCTTGGATAAGGCTGAATCATGGTCGGGATTTCTTTATGAATACGCAAACGTTCTTGAAAGATTTTCAAAAATGGCAGAATCAAAATCCAAATATGCAATCATGACGGGAGATTGGAGGGATGAAGGAAAATACTATGATCTAACCTTTCAAACTGAAATGATAATGAATGCCATTGGATTTGAGCCTTTCGACAAGGTTGTAGTTTCAAGGCTAGGAATCAGCAAAATAAAGATCATGTTGCCGCAAGCGAAAAGACTTGGCTATTCAGTAAAAGTTCACGAATCCCTAAATGTTTTCATCAAACCATAACAAACCTATGAAATACACAACCTATAACGGCGACCGCCCTAACTTGGATTGGACTCCTTTCCTTTTACACCTCTTCAGAGACCACAACTGGAACCTCTGCAAGCCAAAATATAAATCTTCATTACCTGCAAAAAAAGATTTGCAAGAAACGAAAACAAATGCAATCATAGCAACTTCTAACTAATACAACCATGACAACAACTGAACCAACCACAATCGAAGCCGAACCCACCGCCGCCGAGCCTATTACTCCCGTCTTAACCGAAACCAAGACTTCCGCATTCCTTGGCCTATACGTTCCTGTACCCCTTAAAAACAAGGTAGCAGATGCCGCCAAAGCACAGCGTCGATCTATGAGCAGCTTTGCCGTTGGAGTCTTTGAGGATTACTTCAACCAAAAATAATATGAGCCACCCTACTACAACAATTGCCACGTTGATTCTTCTCTCTGGACTTGTCGTTCTCGCCGTATTAACAATGCCAAAATGAAACCCGGACTTTAGATCCAGACTCTCGCATAAACAAAAGTTTAAGAGCTTGGAATTGCCACTAAATGAAAACACACTTTTCGATCAGCAATAACGCTGAACGAGAACCAAACAAAAACAACAACCATGTCACACACACTAGCAGAACTAAACGAAATCGCGCAGGGAGTAGCAAACAAGCTCGGTCACATCAGTCAGGAACGTCTCTTGGAGGTCGAAGCACTCATCAACAAGAAGGAGTGTTCTACCGCCCCTTGCCAGAACCAACAGCCTGTATCGGGTGTTACCGAGACCCCTGCTGTTTAACTAACCGATGAAAGAACTCTTTGAGCGCATGAAAGGGATGTTTAAACCCCTCCAAGTCAAGGCACTCCCTAATGAGACTTTGATCAAAACTCGTAAGCTGAAGCCAGCAAAGCGGAAGTCGATCAAATCAGAAACAACAACGCCAGTAACAAAAGGCCGCAAGGCTGCAACCAAAGGAAAAAAGTAAGATGCCAACTAAAAAGAAGGCCGTAAAAGGCGAGTCAATGAGAGAAGAAGCCAAAGAGATGAAAATGCTCAAAGGCAAGAAGCCCATGATGAAGGGCAAGAAGAAGTAAAACTTCCTAATGCTCCTAGAGGGACATGAACAACCCTCTAGGAGCTACCAGGAGCACAGCAACCACGCAAGCACCCAACTACATGAACATACCAGTAACTACGTCACAAAGTCAACAATCCCAAATTGCTTCCAAACTGGTAGCAATTATGAAGGACATCACAGCTATCGGAAAGGATAGCCGAAACCAAGCACAAGGATTCAGTTTCCGAGGGATTGATGCCGTTTACAACGAACTTCACTCACTCCTAGCCAAGCATGGAGTGGTTTGCCTACCAGAAGCAGGGACTCCTGTAACTGAAGAACGCACCAATAAGAACGGAACGATTCTCCGTTTTGTCCAACTCCCGATGAGGTACAACTTCATTGCCGAGGATGGAAGCACCATTACTTGTTCCGTAATTGGCGAAGGAATGGACAGTGGGGACAAGGCAACAAACAAAGCAATGGCGATTGCCCACAAGTATGCATTACTCCAAACCTTCTTGATCCCTACCGAGGAGCAGAAAGATCCCGATTATGAAGCTCATGAAGTAAAGCCAAGGCAATCAGTCCAGAAACCTGTTATAAAGCCAGAGAAAGCCAAGGAGACCATAGTTGCGGAGCTTGTAGAGGCCAGCATGAAGGCAGCAGAAGAACAAAACCCGCTGACCACTCTCTCATCCTTGATGTGGGATGCCGGGATTGAAGA